TGGGTGGAAAGTTACACGCAGTCGGTGACGTAAGTCTAAAGAATATGATTATGGACGAGTACGTAGAAAAGCAAGTAGACACGCTAGTACCTGTACTTGATCCTGAGATGCTATGCTACATGAACCCTACTAAACTCCGCGCATGTACCGGAGAGTGCCGTGGCGCGTCCACCCACTGGCACTGGGAAACATGTGGTTATGGCAAAAAACAGCAAATGGATGGAGGGGTTAGTGTCAAATAAACCCGCAGACGGCATCGAACGCAAACGTCATTATGAAGCGTTTCTCGTCTACCGGGATATGGGGGGTGGACGTACCTTTAGGGCGGTAGCACGTGCTACGGGTGCATCACCCCAATCAATTAGTCGGTGGGCAGAGGACTACGACTGGGCGAGCCGCATCAAGGGGCATACGAAGGTGGTGGCGAAGAAGAAGGAGGCGGGGGCCTTAGTGAAGTCCGACGACCCCGTGGTACAGAAACTCATCACGACCATGGAGCAGGTTGAGGCGTTAATCAATAGCGCGTTCACCAAACATTCTGACGGCAGCTTGGCGCCTAAAAACGATATCAAGGTCAAGGGAGTGGACGAACTCACCAAGCTCGTGGATGCCTATCGTAAGTACCTGGAGACCTATGCCAAAACGATGAACACTTTGCGCCCAGAGGCAAATAAAAAAGACCGTGGCACAAACATCAAGGAGTTTAACGTAAACATTGGCAATGTGTCTCAGGAAGAACGCATAGCAATGATGAAGGAGTTAACGAATGGTAATGTCAGCGGAGGAGATCCAGGGGCTTCGGGAGGAGTTCAGGATGCAGATTATTCAGAAGTACCTGAACGAGGGGATGAAGACGGACCTTGATGTTACCGAGTTCATTGCGGCGCTACAAATCGCCGTGGTGGGCACCAAACACCTATGTGGTAACCCAGACCATCAAGCACAGTTCAGGCCGGTGTCGGACGTTCTACGTGACGTTGCCAGGTACTATGTGATATGGTCGTGCCGGTCAGGGAGTAAGACGTTCCTGTACGGTGGGTTGGACTCATGGGTGAAGAGCTGTAGTCGGAAGAAGTATGAGACAAGGTTGCTGGGTGGGAGTAAGGACCAGTCGAACCTGTCGTACCGGGCGATGAAGGATTTCCGGGATGAGACAGACCCATTGAACACTAGGCTAGTTCGGGATATCATGCAGACCCGTGCAGAATTCGTAGGAGGATCGGAGGTGTCGATACTCACCGCCAGTATGACGGCTGTGCGCGGTCCGCACCCTCAGGCGTTAAAGTTGGATGAGGTTGATGAGATTGACAAGGACGTGTACGAGGCAGCACTATCACAGCCTACGTCGAAATACGGGTACGAATCGGTCTTGGGTATGTTTTCTACCAATCACAATATCATGGGGCAAATGGACTTGGCGTTGAAGAATGCGACTGAGCGCGGCCATAACGTCTACAAGTATTGCTATGATAAAGATACGGAGGTTCTTACACGTAAAGGATGGATGAAGTTTAAAGATGTACCAAGTCATTATCCTATAATGTCACTAAATCCAAAAAGCCATACACCGGAGTGGACTAGCATAGCAGGGCGTATTGAGTATAAATACAAAGGTGATATGATCCATTTCACAAATATGGCTACGGACGTAATGGTAACGCCAAATCATCGAATGTACGCCAAGACTAGTCAACGCAGGAAATGGGAACTTATTCCGGCAGAGGAGTTGATAACACATAAAGATTTCTTTTTCAACAGGGAGAGCGTTTGGGATAAAAACCGAGAGGATATGATACGAATATGTGGGTATGATATACCTACCTCAATTTTCTTCCCCTTCATGGGTTGGTTCCTGAGCGAGGGATGTTGCCGAAAAGGTAACCGGATTAAAATAAGTCAGGATAGGCAAAAACACTTGGCTAAGTACGAATCCATTTACAAATGCTGTACTGATTTGGCAAATTATGTACCCATGACGGCTGTAGCTACTTATCCGTACTCGGTAGAATTCGGCTCTACCGCACTGTATCAGTATCTTTTAAAATTCGGGGGATCATTAGCTAAATATATCCCTGACGAGATTAAAAATGCTGATGCATCTGCGATCTCCGAGTTCTTACATACGTTTCGCCTGGGTGACGGTACTATTTCACAGCGAGGGCAGATAGTTTACTACACGTCAAGCCCGCAGATGGAAGCAGATTTGGGTGAATTAATAATAAAGACAGGTAAATTTCCATCGTACACTATCCGCCCTCGTGTAGAGAATGGAAATCTAACTTATGCTATACGTGAATTAAAATCTAAGACCACGCGGAGTTATAAGAATGCTAAAGGTGTCAGGTGGACGAAGGTCCCGTACGATGACATGGTATATTGTTTTGAATTAGATGAAAATCACGTGATGTTAACTCGCAGGAACGGGAAGTGCACTTGGCAAGGTAACTGTGTGTGGGAGGTTCTGGCATCGTGTAAAGACTACTCCTGCTCCACGTGTCCGTTGTCCTCAATATGCCCCGGCGAGCAAATGAAGGGTGCCGACGGTTATTACAAGGTCGAGGACTTCATACGTAAGCTTGAAACCCTCTCCATGTCTATGCTGTCCCGCGACTGGTTGTGTATTAAGGTCGGGTTAGGTGACACGGTCTATGAGCAGGAATGGGACGAGAAGGTAAACCTATGTAGCGTGTCGTTACGTCAGGTGGATGTGGTGTTGTCTGTGGACTTTGGCGGCGTGTCACCGTTCTCCGTAGGGGTATGGCAGGAGGCACCCAGTGAGCTCGGTGGCAAGGGTACATGGATACGTGTAACAGAACTCTACCTGCAGTCGTCAGAGGAGTCAGTAACCAACGGTCAGGTTATTGCTCGCGCACTCAAGGCACCATGGGCCAAGCTCGTCCGAGAGATCATCCCGGATAACTCGCGCCCGGATAGCATCAAGGAATGGAAAGATGCATTTCCCCGCGCTAAGATCACTATCGTTACCAAAGACATAGACGGTATGATTGATCGTGTTAAATCGGCACTGAAGCCTGTTCTTGGCGCACCCAAAATGCTGATTAACCGTATTTGTATGCACTTTAGGCAGGAGATCTTGATGTACGCTGTGAAGAATGATAAACCAGTGGATGCGAATAATCACACGCTAGATGACACTGGGTATTTTTCATTGGCCAAATACACTGGCACAGAGGGTGTTTATGCCGGCACCCCTGGCCATGACGTATCACCGGAGGGATAACATGAGTAATACAAAAACAACGAGTTATCGTGGCGAGAAACACCACTCGGCTATCTTTACCGACGAGAAAGTACGTGAGCTACGAAGATTACGCAAAGAAGGGCATACGTATAAGTTTCTAACGGCATTTTACAACACGAGTATAAATGCCGTGTGGTAAGTAAATAATGGGTTTATTTGAAGCTATGTCAAATAAAAATGGAGGAATATATGTCTGATTACCGCGGTGAAAATCATCATTCCGCCGTACTGACCGAAGCGAAAGTACGACGACTGCGTAGAATGAAGCGTGAAGGGTGTTCGGTCTCGTTTTTATCAACACATTTTGGTATAAGCAAGAATTCTGCCCGGCATGTAGTAAATCGAATCACATGGAAAGGTGTAGAGTAATTATTTTGTATTGCACAGCACTACCCGTGGTAGAAAATCCTTGACAGGAACCACACATGGACATACCTTATTCAAAACGCGAGGATGCCTATGAACATACCGAAGATCATTAAAGACCGATTTCAAAGCACCGAGCACAAAGAGCTTATCGGACACAACAAAGCCCTGATGACTACCGTGAAATCGCTTATGGCGGAGGTTCAGGGTTCTGTTGATATTACAACCAATACCGACTCATCTGTGAGCAAGACGTATACAGGCACTCCCACTAAGTTTAACACCTACTCAAAACAAGTTGAAGGTCTCAGGAAACTCTACGGTAACACTGCCGACTGGGGTTGTATGGTTGCGAAGAACGTTATCGACGTGCGTACTGCGTTCTCGGTTGGTGGTGGTGTAAAGGTTAAAAAGTCCAAGAACTTTGAAGGGAACGCGGAGGCCGAGTTGACGTGGGCCAAAGAGTTCATGGAGTACAATGGTATTGATAAGGAAATGCCGCAGGAGTATGCGAAGGAAGCGGAGCTTGAGGGCAAGGTGTTGTTCAGGATGTTGGTTAACAAGAATGCGAAACAAGTACGAGTTGCTCACGTTCCATGGCAGCTATACATGTACACGATTAAAACGCCTGCATACGATTTCTACACGTTTACCTCAGCGAAATACCAAAGCGGCAAAAACGAGGGCACTGACTTTAATTTGGCCGCACCCTTATTTGTATTCCGCAGTTTTGGCGGTAACTCGTACGAAGTAAACCTGACTCCACCCAAGACCGCTTTCATTATGCGCCACATGGAAGATCTCGACAAAACGATATGGGACTGGCGTAAAATCAACAAGATATTCTCCGCACCCACTCCGTTTATCAAGGCACCGGACAAAGACACGGCAAAAGAGATACAGGCTGCGATAGACTCGGTTAACTGGCGTATAGGCAAGATGCTTATACTGGGTGGCCTCGACGTTGACTATCAGCTAGTGGGATGGAAGGGTGACGGGTTCTCCACATTGAAAGCCGAGTGTGAAACTCTCATTAAAACCATCAGTGGTACTTCGGGTGTTCCGGTGCATTTTCTCGGATACCCAGAACTATTGTCCAACCGCGATACCGCAGAAAATCTCATTAAACTCATCGCCCTCTCCACCGACAAAGAACGTCACACGTGGATAGCGGCCTACACTGAATTATTCCAGAAATCTATGATTATATACAATACAGCGTTTGGTACCACACTCAATCCTGCCGCAATCACTGCCGATATCAAAGAGGTCGTGTTGGTCGAAGGAGGAGCAAGTAATGCGCCAATACCTGACAGCAAAAATACAAGCAACAACACCGATGGAGTTGAATGAGATAGTCGAACCTTTCGTAATGGAACGGCTTAAACGCGAACACCCATACCCGGAAATACGGGTATACTCGGTAGGGCACGAAGGTAAAGCAAATCTTAATCTCCCCGGTATAGGAACAAAGACATTTACATGGATACAGGCAGCGGTACAGTGGATCTCCGATAAGCTACGCATCGGTACCCCTGTATTCGACCGCCATGACCCAAACACTAATTCGCATGAGGGGAGAGTGCAGATTGGCGAAGTAGTAGGGCGAATGACGAAAACTATTGGTGACCGGTTCAACACACTCGCAGCGATTCATGTTTTACCGCAGTTCAAGTCCAGACCACTTGACGTGGCGAGTATTGAAGCCGAGATTGAGTTCGACCATGACGATCACCAAGCATGGCCGACTAATATTGCGAACGTATCCGGTGTGGCGTTAAGCTCATCTGATACCGATCAACCCGGATTTCCCGGAGCTACCCTTCTGCAAACTGTACAGGCGTATGTCGTGCAGGCGTTTGAAGGCGAAAAAGGAGAAATTAAAATGAACCAGTCTGATGTGAAGAAAGCAGTAATCGAACTCGGAATGAAACCCTCTGATATCTTCGGTATTGATGACATTATGTCGGATAACACCGTGACGACGAAGGTGAAAAAGGATAACGAGAATCTGTATAATAACTCTGACAGATTTAAGCAGGAACGGGATAAGGCCCGTGAGACGGTAACGACACTGGAAGGTAAGGTAGCGGATTCGGAGAAAAAAATCCTGCAACATGAAGTTCTCTCGAAGAGTACTACCATTATCGAAGCTGTGCTGGCAGACCCGGCGCGTAAACTCGATGACAGGGCTAAGGCGTTCATCAAGAGGAATCTTGGTAGTTTCGCTTCAACTGCTGAAAACGAGGATGCGTTAAAGGTTGATGTCGAGAAGTTCGTCGATAGTACTGTGACGGAGTATGCGGAAGTCGCAAAGGTATTTGGTGTGGACATTCAACAAGTCCCTGCACCGGCACCTGCGGGCATAACGTTACCCGCGTCGCTTACGGTTGAGGGACAGACGATACCGCCTACCACACCGCTATTCCAACAGCCGTCGGCCATACCGCCTCCGCGTGAGGAAGTTCTCGCGGCTGAAATGAATCCCGATACTAATCCGTTTATTCCGGGTGGCAAAGCTGCCTTAGCACAGACACAATAGTAAGGAAAATGTTATGGCCCTTGGAGGCACGAATTTTAAGTTGCGCAGTTCTACCGGCAACGACCCTTATGCGAGTATTGAATTTACGGCGGCTGTAATATATACCGCCGGTCAGATGGTCTTGCATAACGACATCGTCGGTGTTGTTGTAGACACTGTAGCAGTCGGAGATCAGGTAGTCATTGTGTATCAGGCTGCTAGAATCACCGTACCCTGCGCCATTGTTACGTCAGGAAATCTGGCTAATTATGACGAAGGAAGCAAAGTGTATTTTGATGCTGCGGATGCCGAAGTAAACACAACCGCTGCTGGAAACACACTCTGTGGTATTGTCGTAGAGACTCCCGCTTCTGGCGTTGAGCTCGTTGATATTCACCTGATGGGTGCCCTCAGCATCGTAGCCTAATGGAGATGTATTATGAAAGGTAACATTGTCTCTGATTGGAGCCTTGTTGAAAAGATGGGTGGGATCGATAACCCTGCCGTACGTACTTCGGTACGCGGTGCGTTGAACCGTTTCCTACTTCAACCCACACAGGCTCCGTATAAAGCAGCAGCACAGGCGTTTGCCGCCACCGGAAACCCCGCTGATGCCAGAACCGCGCTTATACAGGCATTCACTACATCGCAGGACTTTCCCAACAGCGTAACAAACGTTGTGGATAAATATCACCAGCTCACGTACTATGACTCTGGCTACGAAGAGATCTTCGATATCATGGACATGAAAAGCTCCAACCGGGATAGTTTTAACATACAGGATGTTATTTCCGGTCTGGCGTTTGCACTTGTTCCTGAAGGTAAAAAAGCAAAGATCTACAAGATGTCAGGTGCCAAGGTGAATGTTAGCCTTGATATGTATGGTGCGGGTCTGGGATGGTCACGCCGGCTATTTGATGATCGTGAATATTGGACGATTGAGGATAACGCTACCGAATTCCGTAACAAAGCGTTTAGCTCAAAAGCTCAGGATCACTATGACCTCATCGAAGCCATCGCAACGACCTATGACGTGGAGTATCAGGCGGTTACTGGCGCTGTACCCAACACCAATGAGAATTACGTCCCCATACGCGATATCAATACTATCAATAAAGCGTGTGAGGAGATTCTGCTTAGGATCAAGGATCTCGGCATGGGTGCAACACCGAACAGTGAATTCGTTATTCTCGCGCCGATACAGCTCAAGAATAGAATCCCTCGCGCACTGCAGATCGTACAACAGCCTTTTTTAAGCTCAACACCACAGGCTACATACAATGTGCGGACGGTCTATACCATGATGCTGACCAACACTACCGATTACTATGTCATTTTCCCGAAGAAAAAGATCAAGTCGGCAAATCGCATGGATCTTACTGTTTTCAACGATTTCGATATTGAAGCCTATGCTGATATCGCGGTTGGTTGGCAGCGGTACGGTGGTGCTATCGGTGAAATAAAACAACTCGCACGCTGCAAAACGTCGTAAGACGCCTCGTAGCGTAGTGCCCGGACAGGGGGGTCTTACACGGGCTCCCCTGTTTTATAAAACGGAGTGTTTATGCTGACTATGCGTGCGATGCACCGGATAAAGAAAATGGCTGCAAAAGGCATCCCCAGAGGACGCTGCACAGAGCCGACCCCAGAACCAGCACCAGAACAGAAAATACTTACAATACACGATTTGCCACGGCGTAACCGAGTTATGCAAAACTTTGAGGCTATTAGGGCGAAGTCTATAGTAACTCCTGCGTTACCAGGGAAGATCCTTGGGCCAAAACGATTTAGTGATTATGTTGGAAATGGCGCATGGGCAGGGCGGCGTTGCTTTATTATTGGCGGTGGGCCGAGTGTTAAGAAGTTGGACTTGAGCTTACTGCATGATGAAATGACAATCGGCACTAACAGAGCGTATGAGTTACTTACCCCGAGTATACTTTATGGCGTTGACGGGCAGTTATGGGGATGGGCAGAACAAGGAAAATTTGGCGAAGAATCAAAGAGAAAGTTTAACGCATACAAAGGGTATAAGGTATGGATGGCGTTGCATAACATGTTTCCGTCAGATTTCTATCTGATAGACGTGGATGACCGCGAGGGTGATTACCGGATAGGTGATACTAGTAGACTGGCGTTCAAGGGGAACTCTGGGTACGGTGCGCTGAACCTTGCCGCTGCGCTCGGCGCAAACCCCATATACCTCATTGGATTCGATATGAAGGGGGATGGTAAGGGTAACCAGTCGAATTGGCATAATGGCTACCCTATGACGTATAGTGATGGTGTTTACACGTCGTATCTCCCGCACTTCGTTAAATTCGCGCCCGTGTTGAGGGATTCCGGTATTGAAGTAATTAACCTGACTGCTGGGTCAGCACTACACTGTTTCGAGAAGAACACGTATGCGAAAGTGGTGAAGGCCAAACCAGTAGTTTCTGCAAAGGCGATACAGGTAATGACGCGACCCGGTATGATAACGGCTATTACGCCCACTGGGGATAGGCCGCTTGCGTTCGCCCTCTGTAAGCATTGGATGGAGACGCAGACGGTACGTCCTGACCAATGGTTGGTTATTGACGACGGGAAAGTACCAATGGAGCCTTCCGCTATGATGGACTATGTGCGGAGAACTCCGAAAAAGAATGATCCGAAACATACACTCAATGTTAATATGAAGGCGGCGATACCCTATATTAAAGGGGATAAGATAATTATCATCGAGGATGATGAGTATTATGCTCCGAACTACATAGAGACAATGGCAAAGAAACTTGATGAGCATGAAGTAGTTGGTTTGATGCGGGCAAAATACTACCATTTGCCTACTGGGGGGTTTTTACAAATATCGAATATGCTAAACGCTTCACTCGCTCAGACTGGGTTTCTCGCTTCATTTTTATCGGATCTTAAAGACCTGTTACGCGAGGAAAAATCTCTATACCTGGATATGCGTATTTGGCGTCATGTAATGGTGGCACATCGCGGGTATCTGTTTAACGATAACGAGGAATCGCTGTACACGGGTATAAAGGGATTGCCAGGGCGTAAGGGTATAGGACAAGGGCATGTTCCGTCCATGTACGGTAAATCCATAGACACTAATCGAGCCATATTGGAGAAATGGATACCCAGGGATTACGGGGTGTACATGGATGTGTTGAATGGAAAGTTAACAGACGAAACTTGTTCTACGTATTTTCCACAGATAACAGGGATTACGGTGTGCCAGAATACGAAGGAGCTTGTAAGGACTGCATATACGTCTATACGGAAATTCCACCCGAACATGCCTATTATTATTGTTGATGGGTCGGACCCAGGTGATCCATGTGCTGTGTATGTGAAGAGTTTGGAATCGCCGTTAACCACGGTGTGTTCGCTTGGGTACAACATCGGGCATGGTAAGGGCATGGCAATGGGGATTGATAAAGTTAGAACCCCGTATGCACTGTTCTTTGATTCGGACGTAGAGATGTTAGAATCTCCCGTAGACGGTATGCTTGATATGATGGAACCCGATACGTTCGGTGTAGGGTATATGGAGTACACTGATTTTGATGGTTTTGGTGTCGGGGCACGCCCGGCTCATCTAAACGAAC